TTAGGGTTAGCACGATGAAAATAGGTTTAGCAGGTACAATGTCTGTAGGTAAAACTACATTGGTTAAAGCATTATTAGAATTAGATGAGTTTAAGGATTATACTGGGTGTGTTGAACGATCTAAATATTTAAATGATTTAGGTATCCCATTAAATACTGACTCTAGTGTTAAAGGTCAGTTGGTTTTCATTGCTGAGCGTGCGAGTGAATTATTTAATGATAATCTATTAACTGACAGAACAGTATATGATGTTTGTGCATTTACTAAAGAAGCTAAGTCAATTAAGTCTAATGAAAAAGAGATATTATTTGACGCAGCTATGTTGTTGGCTAAGCAATACGATATTATTTTTTATGTTTCGCCCGAAGGTGTAGATATAGAAAATAATGGTATTAGAGAAACAGATCCTGAGTATCGGGATAGGATAGATAAATCTATTAAATGGTTTTTGAATACATACAAACCAAAACGTGTTGTTGAGATTAAAGGTAGTACTGAGGAGAGAATTGCTATCATATTAAATGAGTTAAAAAAATAATAATATTTATAATAGACAATTTCTATTCAAAAAACAAAATAATGGAAGATAAATTAAAAGAAATAATTGATAAAATAGTTCGTGAAGAAATCATGGGTGAAGGTAATAAATTATATACCTTAAAAAACCAAGCAGATGCTAATAAGGGTTTACCAACAACTACTGACCCAGATGATGCAACAGAAAAATCACCTGCATTTACTTCAAAATACAAACCAGTTAGTGAGATGGCACGTGCCGCTGAAGTAAAATATTCATTAAAACCAGATTTTCGTTCTGATTTAACAGACGTACAAAACAAATTATCTAAGTCTGAATTTAGAAGCTTAGTTGATATTGTTAAAGTATTAAAAGATAAAGGTGAACCATTAACAGCAACGGATATTTTACGTCTTCACAACGAAGCTAATCCTGATCGCCAATATGCATCACAACAATCTTTTATTCGTCCATTAGTAATTGGTGCAATTGGAAAGAAAAAAATAACATATGATGAACTGCCATTCAGTGCCTCACAAAAAGATGTTTCAACTGGATATGAAAAAGCTACAGGTGTGGTTACTCCATCTCAAGACCGCGGTTCAAAATTCGGTCGTGATATTGAGTATACTGCTGCTACTCAGGCTAATCCAGATTACATGCTTCCTGCAGATCGTGCAGCATTGGCTGCCAAAACATTAGATTACAAACGTGCTCGTGAAGCTTATCGTAAGGCTGATAATGCAGAAGCAAAACAACAATATGTTGATAGAATGCAATCAATGGTAGCTAATGATGATGAATTAGGACAAGAAATTGCTCAACAATATGCTGATGGTTTAATTCAAACACAAGATCCAGTTACTTTAGAATTAGCTAAAAAATTCCGTATCACTAAAAAGAAATACGGTATACCTAAAATTTCTGATAAAGAAACTAGAGATGCTGCTGCTATCGTTGGCGCTGAAGATGCTGAAGAAGAAGTATAAGATTTTTCATAATAATGTTTGTTTATTTAGAGAGTCCGCTTTTAGCGGACTTTTCTTTTTCTATATATTTATATACAAAATAGTATTATGACAAGAAAACAAGCACTATATAACTCAAAATTAGCAGTATTAGCTTATTCAAATAAAGACCAAATAAATTGGGATGAGTATGGATTAGAATTAGTAAAATGGATTGAAAATAAAAAATCAGACACACAAGGATTTGTAGCAACAAAAGGTAAAACTATATATGTTGTATGGCGAGGTAGTGAATCAAAGAAGGATTTCCAAAATGATGCTTCAATCGATAAAGTACCATTTATTAATGATGGAGAAAAGGTTCATATTGGATTTAAATATTGTTGGGAATCCGTATTAGACGATACATACATCGCAATCGACGATGCGTTAGAAAATCTAAAAGGTGAAACTACGGATATTGTAGTTTGTGGACATAGTTTAGGTGGAGCAGTAGCAACACTTTATGCTCATTCAATTAAAAAACATTATTCTAATTACAATGTCAGTTCAACAACTATTGGCAGTCCTAGAGTAGGTAATAAAGTATTTAAAGAAAACTATGATAATAGTGGTATAGATACTTTACGAATAGTACATAATAATGATTTAGTAACACATACACCATACATAAGATTTTACCATGTTAATTATCAGTTGAGATTAGATAATAATGGAAATATATTAAAAAGAGACACATCATTAAAAGCACTTTGGTTGTACCTTAAATCATTATTTTCTGGAAAAAATATAAAAGATCATATGGGTGATGGTTATTTGAAAGCATTAGAAAACTGGGCAAAATGAGTGAGCAAAGTATAAAGGATGTAATTAGACAAGAGTACGTTAAATGTCTAACTGATCCAATTCATTTTATGCGTAAGTACTGTATGGTACAACACCCAACTAGGGGACGTGTAAATTTTAATCTATACCCATTTCAGGAACAGGTATTGAAGTTGTGGTTAAAAAATGATTATTCAATCATTAATAAATCACGTCAATTAGGTATATCAACATTAGCTGCAGGTTTTTCATTATGGACAATGTTGTTTCATAAAGATAAAACTGTACTTTGTATTGCAACTAAACAAGCCACCGCCGTAAACATGGTAGATAAGGTACAATTTATGTACCAACAATTACCTGGATGGCTTAGAGGTAAAGAAAAACCTGATTCAAATAACAAGCTATCATTAAAATTATCTAATGGATCCCAAATTGTAGCATCATCAGCTGCTTCGGATGCTGGTCGTTCATATGCTGTATCATTACTATTAATTGATGAGGCCGCCTTTATTGATGGAATCGATCGGATCTACACTGCAATTAAACCTACAATTTCATCTGGTGGTGGGTGTATAGCATTATCATCTCCAAATGGAATTGGTAACTGGTTTCATAAAACTTGGGTTGGTGCTATCAATAATGAAAATTCATTTTTACCTATTAAATTACCTTGGGATGTACATCCTGAACGCGATCAAGCATGGTTCGAGAATGAAAAGGCCAACATGGGTACTCAAGAAATTGCCCAAGAATACGAGTGTGACTTTTTAGCATCTGGTAATAACGTTGTAACAAATGATATATTAGAATATTACGAACAAAATTATGTTATAGATCCTGTTGAAAGAAGGGGTATGGCTGGTGATTTTTGGATATGGGAATATCCAAATCCATCTGAAACATATATTGTGTGTGCTGACGTTGCCCGTGGAGATGGAAGTGACTACTCCGCATTCCATATTATAGCAACTAAAGAATTTAGACAAGTAGCTGAATTTAAATCCAAAATCGGTACTCGTGAATTTGCAAATGCCTTAGTTACAGCAGCAACCGAATATAATACCGCATTATTAGTAGTTGAAAATGCAAATATTGGTTGGGATGTTCTGAACTCAATTGTTGAACGTGGATATCAAAATTTATATTACTCACCCAAAGGTGGTGATTTATCTATTGATAACTTTATATCCAAAATGGAAAATGACCAAACAGTTCAAGGTATAACTAACTCTGGTAAAACACGTCCATTATTTATTTCTAAATTAGAATCTACATTACGTGAGAAACAATTTGTATTCCAATCTAAACGTATGTTAGAGGAATTAAGAACATTTATTTGGGAAAATGGTAAAGCACAAGCACAAGGAGGATATAATGATGATTTAACAATGGCGTTATCATTTGGATTATATATTAGAGATACAGCATTAGTTTACCATCAAAATGGATTAGATATAACTAAAGCAGCATTAAATAATATCAATATAGCATCATCAGGTATTAGTTCGGGGACATATATGAATGATAATCCTTGGCAAATGAAAGATATTCATGGTAACACAGAATCATTAAATTGGTTACTTTAAATTTCTTTATTATGTTTGTATATTTATAACATATACTACATATTGAGTAACACAAAATAATATGGCAATAGATACTAGTCTTTTCGGACGACTAAGAAGGTTATTTTCCACTGATGTAATAATTAGAAATGTAGGAGGCAACCAATTACGTACAATTGATGTTGACCGCTTACAGACTTACGGTAATATTCAAACCAATTCATTAATAGATAGATTTAACCGAATTCATGCTGGTAATTCAAAACTAGCATATACTCCGTTAATGAATTACCAAACATTACGTACTTCACTTTACACGGATTACGAAGCAATGGATACAGATGCTATCATTGCTTCTGCATTAGATATTATAGCTGATGAAGCTACTCTAAAAAACGAGCAGGGTGAAGTACTACATATCAAATCTCCAAACGAAAAAACACAACGTGTGCTTTATAATTTATTTTATGAAGTATTAAACGTAGAATTTAATCTATGGTCATGGGTTAGAACAATGTGTAAGTATGGTGATTTTTATTTACACTTAGATATTGCAGAAAAATTTGGTGTGTATAATGCATTACCATTCTCTGTATATGATGTACAACGCGAAGAAGGAACTAATCCAAATAATCCATCATATGTACGTTTTAAGATTAACTTAAATCAATCATATGGATACGCTACAAATACAAATCGTGATGATTATTTTGAAAATTATGAAATAGCTCACTTTAGATTAATTTCAGATCCATCATATCTACCTTACGGACGTTCATATCTTGAACCAGGTCGTAAAATATTCAAACAATTAACTTTAATGGAAGATGCGATGTTAATACATCGTATTATGCGTGCACCTGAAAAACGTATTTTCTATACAAACATTGGAAACATTGCTCCAAATGAAGTAGATGGATATATGGAAAAAATGAAGCAACGCATTAAGAAAACTCCATATATTGATCCACAAACTGGTGATTACAATTTAAAGTATAATATGATGAATTTAACTGAAGATTTTTATCTTCCGGTTAGAGGAAATGATACAACTACTAAAATTGATACTTTAAAAGGTTTAGAATACACAGCAATCGAAGACGTATCTTACTTACGTGATAAATTATTTGCTGCATTACGTGTTCCAAAAGCATTTTTAGGATACGAAAAAGACTTAACTGGTAAAGCTACATTAGCATCTGAAGATATTCGTTTTGCTCGTACAGTAGAACGTATTCAACGTATCGTTATTTCAGAATTAACTAAAATTGCTTTAGTTCACTTATATACTCAAGGATTTGATGATGCTGAATTAACAAATTTTGAGTTATCGTTAACAACTCCATCTATTATTTATGAGCAAGAAAAAATTGCTCTATGGAAAGAAAAAGTTGAATTAGCTGGTAATATAATGGATAAATCATTATTACCAACTGATTGGATTTACCAAAACATATTCCACTTCTCAGAAGATCAATACGCTGAATTTAGAAATCAAACTATTGAAGATAAAAAACGTTCATTCCGTATTTCACAAATTGAAAATGAAGGTAATGATCCAGTTGAATCGGGTACATCATTTGGCACACCACATGATTTGGCTTCTCTATATGGTAAAGGCCGTTATGGTGAGGTGCCTATTGGATATGATGAAAAAGAAGCAGGACGTCCTGAAGAAAAAGTATCTGATTATGGAACACAAGATCACGCATTAGGTAAAGATCCTATTGGTAAAGCAGGTATGCATGAGCCATTAAGAGCTCCTGCAGGTACTGGTGCTACTTGGACACTAGAAAGTGCAAGAGTAGAATACTTAAAAAATAAAAAAATGTTGGAAAGTATTAATGTAAAGAAAACTAACGTATTCGAAGAACCTTCCATACTAAATGAATCAAATATTCAAGATATATAAACTAATCGATATTTATAACAGAGTAATACTAAGACATGT